GTAATTCAATAAACGTGAAGCTACATATTGATAATTGGGCTTATCTTCAGAAATTAGATTTGCAGAAGCTTCAATCAACATTGCATGAATGTCTTTGGATGTCATACCATCGAAAAACGATAGATGAGCATTCATTGCAACTTCTTCAAAACTAACACTTTTTATGTCTTCGGTAGCCCATTGCAAAATCTTATTGATTTTATCTGCATTGAATTTCTCGACGTTACCATTTCTTTTCTTTATAAAAATTTCTTTATTCATATGGGTAAAAAATAACTATCTTTTGGATAGTCTATTGTGTGTTTAGATTATAACTTTTTAATAATTTTTTTATACGTTTTTTGCGCGTTACATACTATAAATTATTCTTCGTCATCGCTGTTATGTACATTCCACTTGGACTTTAGTGCTTTTTTGACTTGATTTTCTCCATCCATCATTTCATTTAGAATACTCATACCCTCACGGCTATTTTCTCCATAAATTTCAATGTGACCACAACCAGCGTTCATCTTACTTGGGAATGTCAAACCATCTGGTCCGAAACGATTCTTAATTACGTGGAATCGTGCTGTATTTGCCTGTTTATCGTTAACTTTACGACTGAGTGACATAACGAAGTCAGCAGTCATAATCTTACGATAACTATCAGCAATGTTATTAGCCTGAATGATATCTTCATCCATAGCAGCACGATTGCTCTGTGAAGCACTCCAAATAGGAACTTGTAGTTCACCAGCTACACCACGTAGTTCTTCATAAATACCACCAGCTTCACTATAACTGTTACTATTACGTTCACTCTGAGAAGGACGTAGAATATCAGCGTAGTCAACGATAATCATATCTACCTTTGTACCAAGTACAGCCAATCGTTCACAATGTGCTTTTAAACTATAAGCACTAACTGTCTTGATTGGGAAGTATTTGATCTTCAACTTGCCTGGTACATCAGCAATCTTCTGTTTTACGATATCAACGTTGTTACGAATGTTTTGGAAATCAATTCCAGTAAAACAAGCATCATAACGAAGACCCACATAGTTTTCATTCAACTCTAGAGTAAAATGAACTACATTCTTACCCTGCTTCATTGCTTCGGCACCCAACTTGGATAGTACCCAACTCTTACCACTACCAGCACAAGCTGTAATAATACCAAGTTCACCAGCTGCCAATCCACCATCCATAATTGTATCAATTTCAGTCCAATTGGTCTTGACACAATTGCGACTCATTACACTCATACGTTTTTCAACGTCTTCAGAGTAATCGTGACCGATATTACGTTCCATACCAGCTTTCATTGCGTGGTCAACTACGTTTTTAATCTTTTCGTATTGACCAAGTGCCAATAGATCAGCACTTTCAATAATAGCGTTCTTTAGCTTTTGATTCTTACAGAATTCCAAAAACTGTTCTTTGACAAATTTCAAATCACTATCACTAACCTTTTGATATACCAATTTGAGATTGTCTACTATGCTTCGTTTTAGAAGTTCATCATTGATCTCATCCAATTTAATTTTGAATACTGTTAATGTTGGAAGATCTTTATACTCATTGAAATATTTAATACTTTCTTTTACTACCCACTTATTTGCATCACTTTCAAAGAAGTCTACTTCAATAATATCGTGAATTCGTTCAATAAATGAACGATCAGATATCAAGCACGAAATACACTTGATTTGGAAGTCACGGCCATATTTTGTTAATGAATCAATTGCTTTTTTGTTTTCCATAAGATAACTCTACTATACCACTGTTTTTTACCAACCACAACGTTTAAATAACGTTTATTTTTTATTCGATGAAACTGTTTAGTTTGCCAAAACACTCATTCAACCAAATGTGATAATTTGGGATATTATTCCACATTTTGTCTTCTGTAATCAACTTCGTAAAAGTCATTTTATCTATTTTACGAATAGGAGTCTTTATTATTTCTTCTATACGTAATTGTGTAAATGACTGAACCTGCGTATCACTCAATTGCATCAGAGAGTGATTTCTTTCTAGTAACAACTTATTATCCAATACAGTATCGTATATTTTATACTTACCTCTGTTGTTTTCAGAGTAATTATAAATTTCTTGTAATCCATATTGTTGACCGTCTGATAAAAATGGAAATGCTTTTACTACACGTTTTAAACCCACACCATCTAGTCCAGGTATGTTGTCGCTAACGTCACCTTCCATAACTCTGTATAAAACAAAGTTATTGCAAGTAATTCCATATTCATCCACTATTTCTTTACAACCAAAAATTTTCTTTTTTACAGGACTCCAGATTTTAATCTTGTCACTTGCTAGTTGAAGAAAATCTTTATCAGTAGACATAATTGTTACATTACTGTCCTTAAAAGTTTCTTTAGCTAAATAAGCAATTGTGTCGTCCGCTTCTATTTGATCAATTGCCATAACTGTTACAGGCAACGTGTCCAAATAATTTACAGTACGAATCAATTCTTTTTTGAAGTTAACAGATTCAATCTGTGATGAAGATAATTCTTCGTAATTACGGTTGAGACGAATATCAGTCTTTCTGCCGTTTTTGTAACCTGGATATATCTTTCTGCGTTTCTGACTACCACCTTTACCATCAAATACAATAATAACTCGGGTAGGAGAAAGTAATTTAATTGCATATCCAATGCTCTTCAAGAAACCAGCAATACCCCCAGTGTGTAACCCATCTTCATTGAGTGAAGGAATGGCCATAAAACTACGAATGTAAGTATTCACTACAATCCGTCAACCAAAAGGACATCACTATTAAGTGATTTTTTAAGTCCTCCGGTGACGGAATCGCTTTCTATATTTTGAAATAAAGAAAATAACTTCTTCATTTCTTTGTTGTCAAAGTTGCTCATTTAATAGTTTTTTAATGTATATATTTTTGTCTTTACATTGTTCCCAATCGTGTTGCCATATAACTTTTATTATATACCCATTCGATTCAGCAATCAACATTTTATTTTTATCTTTTTCCCATATTTTAATAACTTCATCGGACGATGTAAAAAATCTAGGATCTCTGTGCCAATAAGTACCATTAAATTCTATTAATAAATTTTTTTCTTTTACAAACACATCGTATGGCTTCCCCCCAACAACATATTCATCTTGAATTGAATATCCTTGTTCTTTTAACAATCTAATTACTTCCTGCTGTCCTTTAGATTTAAAAATTGGTTTGTGAATTCCACTTTTCCACTGATTTTTAGTAATTAACGATAATTTGTGTTTTGTTTCAGTAGTATGTCTAAAATTAGATCGTTTGGTTTTCTTTGGTTTTCTTAATTTTAACTTATGTTCTTCTGTTAATGGCTTTCCAAGTTGAGATTGAGACATTTTTTGTTTAGTGTCTTCACTGGGTTTATACCAGTCTCTACTCTTTACTCGTTTTATTTTACTCTCCATTGTTTGGCACTTTGGTAAACAATGTTTAATCATTAAATCCCTACATCTAGATTTAGCGGACTGATTATTTTTATAATATTTTTTAATACCGACAGACATTTTTTGTCTTCTTTCTGAAGAAATAAAATAACTATCTTTGTTTCTTTTTTGATGAGCAGCTTTAGACGTTCTAACAGCACTTATTTTTTTCAAATAAGTTTCACCATATTTATTATATAAATATTTTTTTATTTTTTCCCCAGTTTTGCTACCAATTTTATTCAGTTTAAATAAAGAAGTAAATCCACATATTGATTCATCTTTTATAAAGATTTGATATAATCGTTCAGATCGGTCTTCAAAAAAGAGTTTTTCCGCATTGTTATCCATACTAATAAATAGTAGGCAATGCGGAAAAACATCCTATCAACGTATTATTCTTCGTTGCCTGCAGTTTCTTCGTGTGTATCCACAACAGCATCCTCAATAATTTGACTATTGGGATCTTTGTATTTCATAATTACAGCGTCACAAATCTTCAGGTAAATTTCTTCACCCAATTGTTTGTCACTCTGCATTACACTTACAAAGTCTTTGGATTGGAACTTCCATTCGTTTCCATCGTTCTTTTTATAAGTATAATAAGCACCACCCTGTTTAATTAGATTTTGTTCTTTTAGAACTTTAATCCAACTGCCATAGTCAGCAATTCCACTATCAAAATAGATATCAAAATTGGCCTGACGTTGAGGTGGTCCCATACGATTCTTGATAACAACTGCCTTACACTCGTTTCCGATGACTTCTTCACCCTTCTTGAGTTTACCGGCATTATTCAAACGAACACGTACACTACAATGATATGCTAAAGCCTTACCACCACTTACTACGTACTTATCACCAAATGCCATAGCATTTAAATTCTGACGTAGTTGATTAGTAAATACAGTCAATACTTTCTGTTTACCAATCATAGTAGTAATCTTACGCATTGCCTTACTGATAATAATAGATTTACCCGTTGCAAATCCATCCTTACCGTGATCACTTTCCAATTCAACTTTAGTAGATGCTGCTGCTACAGAATCTACAATGATTGTAAGAATACGATCTTTGTTGCTCTTACGAACAATCGCGATCATCTTCTCCATCTGAGCAAAAATATCTTCAACGGTTTCACATTGAACATATAGTAGCTTAGACAAATCTACACCAAGACTCTTCCAGAACTCAGGCGCAGCTGCGTTTTCAGTATCAATTACTACAGCGACTCCACCCTTCTTCTGTGTATCTGCGACAACGTGTGCCGACAATAGACTCTTACCAGTACCTTCAAGTCCGTTGAATTCAACCATCTTACCAACTGGTAGACCGCCGTGTGGACGATTACTAATTGCAAGATCCAAAATAGAAGAGCCAGTACTAATCCAATCAGTAATTTCTGAAGGATTATCTTGTTCATCTAGGAAATGTGCAATTTTACCACCATCTTTATTTGCTTTGTTAAGCTCATTCGCCAACATTTCGATTAATTCGTCACGTTGACCCGATGTATCTTTTGTAACACTTTTCTTTGCCATAACGTATATAACTAGAAAGCCGGTGGGGTATAAAAACTCCACCGGCTTATTTTTATTTTTTAGGAGTTAAACAAGTCATCAAATGCTTGTTCTACACTGTCTTTACCCTTTGCTTTGGCAGCAGTTGGTGAAGCTGGTGCCTTAGCTGTAGCAGTTGCGGTTACTGCTGGTGATGTTGAAAACGGAGCTTCATCATCATCTCCACTAGGAGTAGGTTCAGCTGCAACTTCGGTTGCGGCTGATTCTGGATTCAACCACTTATCCATAACTTCCTTCAAGTCATCATAGGATAGTTCTTCAAACAAATCCAAGATGTTTACTTGTGCCTTTAGAGCATCCAAGAGTTGGGTATTCTTTGGATCTACGGCGACACTTACGTTTGGTTTAACACGAATGCTGGTTTCTGGGAAACTAGCTCCGCCTTCAGCTGTCTTGAATTCTACAACGATATCACGACCATTGGTTAGATCGGTAATATCACCGAAATCAGGATCACTGATGATTGAAAGAAGTTCTTGATAAACTTGCTTTCCAAATCCCCAGAACTTGACACCTTCTCCTTCTTCACCACGAACAATGACTGGTACGAAAGTACGCATCTTTGGTTCCATCTTACGACCCATCTGCCAATCTTCCTTTGAACCAGTCTTCTTCAGACGGTTAGCAAATTCAACGATTGGATCTGGCCGACCAAAACTATCAGGAGATAGATAAGTCTTGTTATTGATATTGTAATGAAACTTTAGTTCGATAAACGGATTCTCAGGTACGTACTTATATGGTACGATACGAACTACTTGTTTACCTGGCTTTGGTTTCCAAATCAAGTTGGATTTTTGATTTGTGTTTGAAAGGGAGTTCAAACGACTCTTTAGTTTACTTAGATCTAATGCCATAATTATTTAATGTTTAATTGTTAATTAGTTAATTACTTCAACGGATCACTCGACCCGTCATATAACCAACCTAAAATCAGTCTACACTATGTATAGATTGAAATCAAGTCTAAAATATATATCAAATTTCTTGGATAGAAAACAATTTTAATGGAACTATTTTTACACCAATTTCGTTGGTTAGTATAATACTGTTTTTATATAGTTCCCAATTTAATTGGAAGTTCTTATCAAATACACCATTGTTTTCGTCAGCAATCAACTTATTCATTGCGTTGAGTGTATATAGTGTATTTGTTTGTTTCTTACGATGAATACTTATAGTGCCTTTGTAACGATTATTACGTTCGGTTTTTTCCACATTAAACGTTAAGTACAATTCCCGAAGATTATTCTCATTTGCAAATATAAAAATCTTATTATCGATCAATGTATATTGTTGAGTTATCTCTTTAATCGTTTCAGTATAATTTATACTATTTGCAAATGTGCAAAGTAGTTGTTTTTGGGTTATCATATTTTATCAACGACTTCTTTTCCTTCTACACTAAACGTAAACGAACTACCACTACTACTATCTAAACTAAAAACAGAATATGTTGGTGTAGCAATATCATCTTTCATAACAATTCCAGCGAATAAATAAAGAGTTACCGTTAAATATCCTTCGTCAACCACCATATTGATTCGGATCTTACCCAATTTTACATCTTCGAACTCTTTTGGAATTTCTAATTTAAAATTACCTTTATATCTCAACCTTTCAATCTTTTTACCAGTGTATTTGATTAGAGGTAAACTAACGTTTTTGCCAAATACAGCTTCGGTTGAAAGAAGACTAGATAATTTTATAAATTCTTCACGTATTAAATTAGGATCTGATGTATTTACATCTTTTAATACATTGTTTAAGATTAAATCTATATACTTAAGTGACAAAACATTAGCTCTGTATTTAAAAATGGGTCTGAGTGTATATCGTTCTAAACAATCTCCAATTTTAAAATCTCCGTCAATTTGATTTATTACATATATTAGATTTTTTTTCAAATTTTCAATTTGTTGCAATTGTACCGTTTTTATTTCAATTGGAAAAAATTCAATTAGAAATTTATTGTTTGATAATTCGGAAATTTTGTTAATAAGAGTTATGTCCTCTGTACTTGATTTCAAAATGTTTTTAAATAAATTCAAATTTTTATTAATGGTCTCCGTATATTCTGTATGTTTATTATCACATTTCTTACTAGATTTTTCTGAAATAGTACCTATTTCTCTTTCAAGTTGACGCTCTAAATTTTCTAGATTTTTTAATTCCGAAGATTGTAAAATTTTTACATCCGTATTTAATTTTTTGAAAAAAAAGTTATTTATTTTTGTAGTAAATGGATTTATTGCTTTTATGAATGATTGAAAATAATTTTTAGCAATATCTGGTATACTTTTAATTTTATCTATAGCATATTTTATGCTACTTGATATTTTATCAATTATTCCTTCACTAAGTGGCACTGGTTCATCCGATGGAGTAGGTGCCAAAGATTGACCAACGTATTGTGCCAATTGAGTTAAAACTCTTCCCAATTTTCCACCACCTGCTTTTAAACTAATTAAAGCAAATTTAATATTTTTATCTTTTATTTTAGCCATCGAATCGACATCTTGTTCATCAATATTGCCATCTTTTAAAGCGTTTAATACATCTGCCTTTGTGCCACCATAAATCAAAACAATGTCTGCGGTATTTGATTTTGTTTCTTGTTCACCTTTTAAAAATTTTCTGTTATAATCATCGGCTGCTTTATAAAAACTATCTATTGATTTATGAATAAAATCAGTAGGCGTTCCTAATTCCGCTAAAGAAACTCCGTCAAATCCACCAATTTGTTTTAAATCTTTATCGACTAAATCGTATAATTTAAGATTTTCTATACGACTGGTTTCGTTTGGTATATTCTCTAATTTTTCTCTTAAATTGCCCCAAGCAGATAAAAATCCAATCGCAAAATCGTTGTAATCTTGTCCGGTTTTAGCATTTTTAAAATCAGTAATTCCGTAAGCAAACAAAATAGGTATAGTTTCAAATAATTTAGTCCGTGTATTATTATCTGCATTTTTTAAGAACTCCAACTTAACCAAAAGTTCTTTGTTTATAATGTCTTTTATTTTTTTTGATTTATCAATATATTTAGCAGGCGCAATTGCATCAGCTACAATTACGTTTTTAGAAATAGTTTCATCGTATATCTGTTCACCTATTAAATCTCCATTAGTATCAAACCATTTGAATCCTTTGTTGTAAAATCCATAACTTTTAGCTTCATCTACACTATAATTAACAAGTGGCGTTTGACCTGTTAATATAGCTTCCACTCCCCAAGCATCTTGCTTTTTCTCAGCTGGTGTTCTTTTGTCTACACCACTATCACCTTCGATATCTTTATCTAATGTTTGATCTAACGTGGCAGGTTGTTTCTTAGATGGTTCTGAATCTGTTTGTGTATCGACTCCTTGTTCACCATCAGCTTTAAAAATATTAGCTTGAGCCTTTTTGGGATTTTCAGCGAAGTGAGTGCCTTTATTAACAGCTCTATCTCTGTATTGTTTATTAGGAAATGTTACAAGTATACCATCTTTATTATATGCTTGTCGATCTGGAAATCTACCCGCTTCAAATAACCTAGCGGTCTTTTCTACTATCTCATCGATATTATATCCAGCTTTCTCTAGATATTCCTGCAATATAAAAACGTGATCTTCGTTCTTAAGATCCAATACACCGTTCTTAATACGATTGTCACAACAAATTTCGTTTACTAATGATTTAAAGTTCATCTATTATAAATATAGATATAAATATATTTACAATTGGACTAATTTCAAATCATTATAATTATTTCCCGTGTAAGTCTTTACCTTAAATCGCTTGTTTTTAAAGATCTCAATCAAATCAGTAATATCTTGTCTATCCACATCATTGTGAATATCAAACACTATCGAATCATATACATACAGAATAGGTACGATCTTTTTGTTACTAACAAACTTAATACACTTACTTAAGCTGTCAATTCCATATTCAGTTTCAGCAGCTTGAATAATATAAGCAAACAACTTGTTTTTGTTGGCATCAACTATATGTTTATTTGTTATCTTTCGTTTATATATCGGAGTTGTTATATACCCATTCTTCTCAAACTTTTTCCAATATTTATCCTTTAACTGTTCAACTTTGTGAAAATAAGGAATATCACAATATTGATTGGAAATCTGACCATATAGATTTACCATCGTTAATTTCTTTGATTTGCCAATATCATCAGCTGTTACATTGACAATGTTAAAGTAATATTTAGCTAAATGTTCATATATTGTTTCTTCTTCGGGTACTTTGTACTCCACAAGATTTGCTACAATGTAAGGATGGAATCCTGTAAAATCAATCATCATCAAATGACCGTCTTGTCCATATCGTGAAACAAAACTAGCTCTCGACCCATCATCTTTTTTAAGAGCTACATAATTGATGGTATCATATGAATTACTTGGTCTTCCCGTTGGATTGTATATGTTGTAGTTGGTATATACAAATTTATTATAAGTTTTGCTCTTGAAATATTTTGAAAAAACATCAACGTCTACTTTGATTCCGTTCTTTTCTACTTCAAACAATGTATCAGATATAACATTGTTAAAAAATTTAAAACAATAACTCTCAGTTTCCTTTGAATCCAAGTGTTTGATTTGTTCTACCTCTTTATCAAAGATCTGTTGATGTATAACATATGGTAATATCAAATTAAAGTTATTGATATTGTAGTAACTATGCTGTAGAAAATTTCTGCTAAGGTTTTCCACTTCATCCAATGTTTCATTGTTGTCTATAAACCCAAATAGATTAACATCAATTAATTTACAGTTTAACCAATACTTATATGTCTTTTTATTGTTAACGTATACCGTAATATCTTTTGATTCGATATCTAGTTTAAATTGATCAAACGAACAATCCACAGGCAAATCACCGTGGGAAAAATTTAAGTAATGTTTCTTACCATCTTTAAAATCATAAATAAAAGCTGCAATAATATCATTACAAGCATTATGATAATTATTGTGCTTTGTTACTAATTTTAGATAGATTTTAGACGAATACTCCACATCTTTAGTGTATACTGTTTACACCAAATGTCAATTGATTTATTTGTAGAACTGAGTAAGATTGGTTAGAACTTCGTTGGTTCCGTTAATCACTGTATTTATTTGTTCCACTTGCTTCTTGTTGTACTCAATTACTCCTTGTTCCAGTAGCATCTTACCATCATACTTACTGTTTAACGGACCTGTTATTTTCCATTTCAATTTGGCTTTTCTGAAAAAGTTTGAGTCTATTTTGTTGTAAACGTCGCCTGATACTTCTGTTATTTCCGAGTAGTTGATCTTGGAAACTAGATATCTTTCTATATAACCCACCTTGTAATCTTTTTCTTGTGGTTTTGGCAAAAACGTATTTGGTAAATTAATGTTAAAATTACCCAGATTTAATTTTGTTTTGGTTGCAACATCAACATCTTTTATAATCATACAGGTATTAGTTCAATGTTTTGATCTGCTACACATCTTGCCAAACATCCAACAACAGTTTCCCATTTGCCATTGCCAGCTGTAACATAATGTGTAACATCTGTTATCATAAATATCACGTTCTCAGGAATATAAGGTTTTGGAAAATTTGAAATGCCAAAGTGTTGAAACATTCTAAATCCAAATATACCATCAAATGTTACTGTCAACGAAAAGTTAGGAGAGATTCCACTATATAAAGATAAATTGTTTTCTATATCTTGATCGTCTATTATTTGTCCCAACTTGTCTTTTAAATCGGTAGATAAATTCAACTGCTTGTAATTCTTAGCGGCATCATTTGGGTTTTCACCATCTACAATATAAGCACTTGTTAATGTTAATACCTTGTCTATTGTTCCGTGCGTTTGTATTGCAGATATTAATGGGTTTTGGTCTACTGTAATTTCTTCTTGCGAAGGCACTGTATTACTTTCACCAGTGCCTGTTTCTTCTTCATTGAAAACATCCAATCTATCTATAAAACTGGTAGCAGGCACACTTGAATTCTTAGCACTCATCGATGTGTCAGAAGAATCTGGTTTGTTGATGCCCGCTTGAAATAATGTCAACGTAGCTTGTTCGCTCGTCAAAGAAGTATCTAAACTAATGTTTTTTATACAGGAATCAGTGCCACCAGCATCAAAGACATATACTTTTTTTAGACTAGGCGATTTGTCACCTAAATCAATATAATTGTTATCCAATATAGATAATCCGCCCAAATCATCTTGTGATATTTGGAATTTCCAAAATCCATTAGAAGCTTCATTAATAACATTCAATATTGCGTTTGCAAACTGTTGCCAAGTTTGGACTTCTTTATTTTCTACAATTTCCAAGACTTTGGTTTTGCTTATGTATATGTTTTTTAAATTACCATATCTAAACTTCTTGTATGTTCTTTTAATTGACTGCGATCTTGTTTTTTGAGGATCGGATAATACAAGTTCTTCACCTGTCAATACAACTTCTTTGTCATAAATAAACGGAAATGATATATTGTCACTTGGACTATTTTCACTTATACCACCAATATCATAGTACAATCTATTGATAACAGTATCTAAATTATCTCTATAAGCACCCGCTGTTTTAAATACAGTTTCGACTTTTTTAGCAGCTCTATAAAGTTCGTCGTTTACATTAGTTACCTCGACATCATATTTTGATTTTAAAAACGCATTTTGATTTGGATCACCATTTTTCAAATATCCACCAGACTTGATTTCATTTTCAACTCGACTTTGTGCAGTTGGATCCAATTTATTATTTTTTATAGTATTTAAGTAACTTTCATCTGGAAGTTTTTTGCCAATATTAAATTTAGGAGCAATTCCATTTGGTATTAATACGTGTGGGTCACAACTTATTAAATTTGGATGTGCATTTATTATCTTATCTACATTAATAGTAAATGTTTTATTTGATACGACGGAACAGAATTTGTTAGCAACTTCAAAAAGAAAATCCAATTGCATCCACACTTCATCGTCGCCTTTGGTATCAAAATCACAACGATCATCTTTATATGATACAGCTTTGTAATTTACTCCACCAATATTAGTTGATTTATATGATATATTTTCTTCTCCAACTGGTACAGCTGGTTTTTTATATACATTAGGCGCATCTGTTCTTCCTATAAAAATTCTGTTTTCAATTTTTCCATCATAAAAAGTTTGTTGTTTTAAAAACTCTTGTGTTTTAGAATTGTCATAATCTTCCGAATTGGATATACCGTTTGTAGCAATATATTCCATAAAATTTTTACGATCAATAACAACTTGCTTTAACTTGGGTAAAGCGGTTTTCAAAAACGTTTTTAATCCTGTATATTCTTTTGTTTCTGTTGGTATTTTTTTGCCATTGGAATCGGTCTTTGAATTTGTTGTGGTACTTACATTGTTTTCCGCAGGCATACCAGCAAATAATGCTTGTCGAGAAGTTAGTTCCACATTGCAATCATATATAGTACCGTCTTGTGTTGAAAAATTATACTTGGTTACAATTCCAGTAATACCACCATAATTACCATACGATTGGTACCATTTATCCATTATTTTTTGTGGAGATTGTATTATTGACCAACATTCATTTTTGCTGGATAAATCAATCAGTGAATTGATATTAAACAAATTCCATCCTATTTCAACAAACACATTTATTCTGGGTGTCAAAAAGAATGGTGCTAGATATTCCAACTGAGCCAATCCATAACATTTGAATTTTATGGTAGCAAACGACAACATATCTTTGCTAGTTTTTATTTCTATGCTATCTAAATTAGGTGGTGGTAACACAGAAGACACTTCAGATTTCTGTACGCTTTCTATAATCTTGCCGTTTTTGTTAAATGTACTTGGCCACTTGTAAGAAAATTGATTTCTATATCTAGAATCTATATAATGTGGATTTCCATTAGCTTCATATCCAATAACAGACTTGTCTTGTTTTAATACATTGCCATCTTGTTTAAAACCATACATTTCATAAAATCCACTGCCAGGCATAAACAAGAATCCATCATAACTCTTTTCTTCTCCGTTTTTATTTAGTATCGTACTACGAGGTACCAATCCATTTCCAGCTATACCAGTGCCATTTGAAAAAACTCGTACCCACGGAGTCATTGGTCCTTTGTACTGACCATGTTTATTGTAGAAATCATATACAACACCACTTGGGTCACCTGGGGTTGGATAGTTAAAACCAACGTTATTTGAGTTTTTTCTGCGTCTTAATTCACGAATTAATGCAACAGGAATGTTTTGTACTTCCCACCATCTAGGTTCTTCTGCAATTTCATCCTCGTATGCCATATAACTTAACTATTAATCTGTTTGAGATTCTGTAATATATTTGGTAAATTGCCTGGAATTCTTAATTGTTTATTTGCATTAACGGACAATTTGCCATCAGATATGTTGTTAGCCAAAGCAATTATCCACCAGTACATTTCATCACCATAATACTTTTTGGCTAAAGCATCCAAATAATCTTCATTGGATGCGGTAATGTATATATCGTCCTCGGTTTCCGGTATATTGGGATAATACGTGGTCTTAAATACCAATTTCCCATCATATCTTTTTTCAGTTGGCGTAAATTGATATCTCATTTATTTCCTTGTCTGTCAACATCATATCGCATATTCATAGAGAAATCATTATTAGCTACATCATTATAATCTTTATCGCCATAAAGATCGGTTGTACCAAATGTAGATACAGTAGCAGTTTCTCCAGCATCCGCCTGAGTCATAGTTGCAACAGGAGCATTTCCCCACAAAGCTCTTCCTGTTTTTGGTCTGTCTTTTTCCATCAATGACATATTGATAGTAATTTCCGCTTCTCTTGGAAATTGCGCAACTTTACCTTTCATACTGGTTTTGTCAAATGTAAATATATTTCCTAAATTATAACTCCAGTCTTGTTGTTGTACAGTACTCTCGTTAATTAATTCCCAAGATGCATCTTCAGGTATGCTAACATTGCACGAATTTAAAACCACAAAGTGATTTTTGTAAAAATCTCCAAGTGTAAATTGCACCATCGGTGGTATCATAAATCCACCATTTACAGTGGAAGTATAATTAGAAGGTCTGGTTAAACCCACCAAATAGTTTACACGTTGCCACATAGGTAATAATTCTTTAACAGAATGTGCAACCACTTTAAAATTGAAACTAACGTCTCTGGTAAATCCTTTGTAATAGTATAACTTGTCAGGTCTACCCAAGTATTCAATTGGTTCCCAAGTAGATGTATTGTTTTCTTGTAACCCTTTTACAGTAGCATTAAACGGTATAAATCTGTTGTTAACTATATCATAGAAGTAAAACTTAACCAAGTCAGGACCCAATCCGTTAAATTGATCATTATATTTTTCAGCAAATTCATCAGCATTTAATACACCCAAGCTGTTAACATAGTCAACATTGTTGGTGGGTCTTATAAATCTGTCTCTACCTTCTTTTTTACCCAATAGAGTTGGAAACTTTTCTTTTCTTTCATATCTGATTCGACCAGTATAGGTGTATTGATTTGCACTATCAGATCCGTCAGTATTGGTTCTGTCTGATTTTACTTTCGCTAAATAATTAAAACCAACATCATCTGTGGCATACTGTTGTGTTTTTCCAAATATAGGATCTACACCATACTTTAAATTGTCGTTTCCAGCAATTTTGGTTTTTAAAATTCTGCTTAAATCTTGAATATATTCTACAGTTTTATCTGTTTTATCTGAAAGTGTACGTTGATAGTTTACAGATAATTTAGGATCGGTATATTGTTTATAATTTAACAATTGATCACTATATTCTACATCACCATCTATTTTAACTAAATCACCGTATCTATTTGTATTAGCGCCGTCTACAGAACTAATTTCAACATTACTAATTGTATACGAATCTGTTAATTTACCAACGCCAGGTGTAGTTGAATATGTAACAGATAAAAAGCTGTTGTTTCTTAAATTTTTATTGCTTTGAACATATAGTCTCAATCGTTTAGAAACTATGTTTGTCAGAGGAGTGGCAAAAAATCTCATTCCACTTGTACCACTGCTGTTGCCTCCTGTTATTTGTTGTAATCCAACTGCTTTTAACAACCCACCAATAAAACCACCTTTTGATTTTGGTTGTGTGCCTGTATATAACAAATTGTTACCCTGATTTAAATTAACATTTAGATTAGCACTCTTCTTACCACTTGTTCTGTCGTGTGTAATAGAATTACTCCATCTATTGGTATTCAACATCAGATCATATGTATCTTCGTCAGCTCTGTAATTTAATCCTGCTATTGGTTGAGTAGGTGGCAACAATCCACCTAGAATCGTATTATTCTTTAAAAATGACCCAGCTGATTTTAGTAGATTACTAAAGAATCCGCCTTTGCCTGTAGAATTACTCATCAAACTCTTATATCGTTTGTTGTTGTAACCAGCAGTAGCTGTATTACCTCTTAGTAATCCTTTAACACCATCTCGACCTGTAATAGGCATTACTTGATCTGCTTTATCGCCACCACCAAGTAATCCTGTAAAATTGAAAAATCCACCCAATCCACTCTTTGGCTCACTAGCTGCACTAGCCACACTACTACGTGGCGGAGATGGATTGCCTTCAGTTGCACCAAACAATCCACCAATAGCTTTTGTAATACCACCTATACCGGCAGCACCCATTAAACCACCGACGATATTGCTACTATCTATAAATCTGGTGGGTCTTTCTATAGCACCAAATGTTGATAATCTAACCGCAGCCAAAAGAGGGCTTGCTGGATTATAAATCTTGGTTTCGTCAAATGGAGCAAATCCTTGTAATAGTATTTGTTTTGTTAAAAAAGTACCACCTTTACCAGATCCTAGAAATCTTCTGATTCTGGTACCGTCTCTCAATGCGGATTGTATAGGAAACGATCTGCTAACATTTATCTTCTGACGTTGACCTTGATTTGGATTTGCGTAAAATGGAGGTGCTAATTCGCTGCTAATTAATCCTCTTGCGTATAAATCAGTTGGTTTATTCTTGCTATATAATACTTCGTTGTTATTATTAGTATTGAATAATGTTTCTAATTTACCAGGCGCTCTTAGATTTATATATTGTTCGGCATTTGGCGGCAAAGATAAACCCGCACCTTGTATATTAGAAAGTGTGGTAACTTGCGCACCATCATTACCTATTGCGCTAGAATATGTATTACTATTTGCCATTAATTATAAATATCAGATTAATTGGTTGTTGCTTGACCAAATGAACCAAATTTTGAGTTACTTGTTGCTAATAATTGATTTGCACGTTGACCATCAATATACACAGCAATTTGACCAGATGCCATCATAGAAGTCAATTTATCAAGTTTTTCTGCTAAAACTCTATTGGAATTTACAATTGTATTGATCAATAAATCATCAGTTTTTACACTTGTTTTTGATTCAGTCGCAGTTTTTGATGGAGTTTCTTCTGATGTTCCGACTATTCTACCAACAAAACTAAAAGTTTTTCCTATTGTATCAGATATAAATGAACCAATACCTTTCATTTTTTCCCATACTTTTTCAAGAGCACCAATAATAAAAGTAAAAGCTCCACTGAATGTGTCTTTGAGAAAAGTACCAACTTCAGATACAGCAGACTTTATTAGTTCAAATCCTTTTTTAAATGGATATGTAATCAAATCAAACATCACATCCATTACGGATTTGAAAGCATCAACAAATGTTGTTTTTAAAATATTTATAATCTCTGGTATAATTTGAGCGGCTTTTTTAAATGGATATGTAAGTACATCAAATAACATATCTACTACAGATTTAATACCATCAACAATCGCTAAACCGATTTCGGATGGAGATTTACCACCCAATTTATCCATTACCCAATTATATACCAATTCAAATGGCCATTTAAGTATAGTATATAAAGTGTCTGCTACAGATGCAATACCGTCAGCGATTGCGTTCAGTCCAAAAGCTTTCAAAATTAACAATCCTAATTTTCCCACTGTTTTAGCTATAGCTATAGGCAATTTAACAAAGTGAAATACAATAATTTCAATTGCTAATCTTCCAATATTTGCAAAAATTTTACCCCATTCAATTCCCCCACCGCCACCACTAAATAACTCTTCTATTTTATCAGGCAAACTCGTTAGTGCGTCTAATAAAAAGTTGGTTACGTCTTTAAATATTCCCGCAAAATCTATATCGGCTAAAAACGACGGTATCTTTTTAAGAAAATCCCAAACCATTTTTAATGGTTCTACAACCAAAGCATTAACTACAGCTTTTAATCCAGCTACTGCTTTTTGACTCACGGTACCTGTCGTTTCATTAAATGCTTTAAAAAACGCTATGCCACCTTGAATCACAGATACAACTAGTCCTATTGGTCCTAAAAATTTAGCTACTGCTCCAAAAATCGGAGCGAGTTTTGAAAAAAACCCAATGCCAGTACCAAGTTTGCCAAATATTCCACCCACAAAACTTCCAATTCCTTTTACCGAACTACCTAGTCCACTAAATACGTTTGAGATAATATTTCCAATTTTTGAAATTGCTGGAAATTTTGTAAATACTTTTTCAATATTCATTCCGATATTAAAAACGCTATTTGAAAGTTTTGTTAATTGTGTAGATCCTTTTCCGATAAAATTAGATATGGATTGAAATCCCGTACCAAATCCTTTTAATGTATCTGATGCTGATTTTAGTCCACTTGCGATCTTTTCTATTTTTAACGAAATATTTACTATCGTGTTTATGATACCCGATGTACTCGTTGACCACCCAATAAAAATACTTGATATTTTTAGCGCCGATGATAAAAATTGTGAAGAATAAGTAATTAATTTTCCAAATCCACTTGTCATTTTTCCTATCCCACCCAATATATTTGATACTATAGATAAACTTTTAAACATCATATATAGTTTACCCACTTCTTGTGCAAATTTTTTGATTTCTTCTCGGTTATCTTTTATATATTTTAATAACTGTGTAAATATTGGTCCAATTTCTTCCAATATAGGCCCAATAAATTCCATAAAAATTGCATTAATTTCATTTTGCAACTGTTTCATTCTGGTTTGATTTTTTTCTTGAATCAACCCTTTTTCATATTCGGCTTGAGCAGCTTTTTTAGCAGCAATAGGATCGTTCTTCATCATTTCCGCCATTTGCTTTTTCTTCTCTGCTTCGGCTCTTACCAATGGATCTTTTGATTTTAATGCTTCTTTCAGATTTTCTTCAGCATTTAACATTTCTTGCAATTCTTTTACAGTCTTACCAGCAGCTTTTGCAAACGCGTCTTGTGCAATTGGATTTAACTGATTGAACTTAATTTTCTTAGCTTGATCCAATATTAATTTATTTGCCCCAATAATATCGCCTTGAAATGCCAATCTGCGAGCTTCATTAAAATTAATATTTTTACCAATCAATGCACTAGCTTTTAATTCTGATTGAATACTACTTTCAAAGTCAAGCAAACCCTTTGCAGTTTTTGCCATATTGTCAAGAGTAGTACCCATTTGTCTAGCTTGAGCTGCAGCTCTAACCATTTCATCTGCATTTTTACCAGCAAACATTCTAGCTTCTTCAGATGCATTTGCGACATCGTTCATTACATCGTCCAACCCAACTCCATAAGCATTTGCAGCAAATTTTGCCAATCCCAACATATTTTGTTTGGCTATTGCACTTTTTCCAGATACGCCACCTAACGTTTGTAGAAACTTAACACTTGTTTCAGAAGCTACTCCAAATTGAGCAGACATTATTGAAACATCTTTAACCAATCCTTTTTCCATAGATTGCAAACTTGTAAAAGTTGAACCTATTTGTTTCATTGTTCCGCCAAGTTGTTCAGCGTTTATACCAAACTCAGCTAACTCAATAGAAGCTTCTCGTATGTTTTTTTCAAAAATTGCACCCTGACTTGGTAATAGTCCAAATTTTTGTCTAACATTTGTAGCAGCGGTGTCAATTTGATTAAAAACGTCTAATATTCTTTCAAAAGTACCAGCTAATGTGGTGGGTATATTTAGTTTAGTTGCTAAACCCGAAGCCAAATCACCCATCTTGTTTAACAACTTTACACCCATCTCCAATGCTTTGTTATATAAATCTATTAACTCGTTTGCTGCTTTTAGTAAAAAATTATGTAGTTTTAACGATTCTAACTTGGAAGCACTGTTTTTCAATAAATGTTCTTCCAAATTCAACTCGGTTGATTTTTTATTAATTAAATCTTGTAAAGCTATAACAGTATCGCTGGTAGGATCTTTACTTTGCTCTACTAGAAGTTCAGCTGCGTTTGTCAATAATTCATTTTGTAAACTCTCTATTTTTATGTAACTGTTGATACGTGCCTGTGCAAATTCATTTAACTTTTTTTCAGAATTTACAAATTTTGATGATAATTTTTCTTGTAAACTTTTTCCTTTTAACTGTTCATCAAGCTTATCTTTTTGTGTTTTATATGCCTGTCCTAACTGTTTGGCTATATCAACCATTCTTTTCTCGGTATCAACTATCTTGTCTAGATTAGACAGAGTATCTTTGATTTCAGCGTTTAAATTATTAAACGCCTCTACTAGTTTATCCGCTGTTGCTTTATCAAATGGTTGTGCTGCCATATAATATATAAATATGACAACTATATTATTTTACACTAAAAAGGCTTATCTACTTTACCTGACTTTTTAGCAGGTTCTTTGTAACTATCACTTTCTTTATTCTTTATATTTGCTAATTGAGCATAGTAAAAATTACGTAAAAATACAGGTAAATTATACGCAATTTGTACATTTACCGCTCCTTGCGAGAAATAACTCAATTCAAATATTTGACCGTGAACTTGTAACTTATATTCAGGACTCAGGCCAAAAAAACTGTACCGTCATCGGTACATCCATCCTTTCCACCTCACCACAGTGTTCACATACAAAGTCAAAACCCATATCCAATTCAGGCGCAATTGTTTTAATATAAGCTCTTAGTGCCATACTGTCTTTTGACAACAACTCATTGTCAACAAATTTATTGATAGATGCAATATCTGGTTTTCCATCTATACTTACAATCAGCTTTTTAAGTCTGGTAGTTACTTCTGTACTGGCTTGTTTTTTGATCTTGGTCATCGCTTTAATATCACGATCAATGCTTTCTTGATCACCAGATGTAACAAGTTTAAATGTTATTCTACGTTTACAATATGGAAACTCAAATTCAAATTCATTACTACCCTTCTGAAACTTATTGAAGTCCACTTCTTTTTCATTTAATGTACTTAAATCAATATATGTTTTGTTTTCGGTATTACATTTTTTGCACTCAATTTTTACAGGCCCGTATTTGTCACCATATGCCAAACGTCTAGCAGCAACAAACAGTGCATTTTTGTCTACCATCAACAAATCTTGTGTTCTTACGCCGGGCGTAACAATTAAAGATTCAAGCAATTTATCCAATACAGTACCGTTTTTGATGAAGTTTTCATTGGTTAAAATGTCTTCTTCTCTAGCAGTCATCATCTTTAATTCCACACTACCTTTGCTTAGTGGACTAGACTCATCATAGAAATATCCTTTAGATGGCAATTCTATTGTTTCCGCAGGATAACTTGTAGGTGCAGCTGTTGTTGATGCAGTTGAATGTTGTTGCTTTAATTTTTGAATTATAATTTCGTCACTCATAACTTTATAACAATATATAGAACTTTATATAACTTTTATGTTATTATATTTAGGTATTTAATTGATGTTGAGCAGCATCACGAGCGGCTGTTTTACTGTCTACTGCATCTTTTTTGTTTTTTACACGTAGTTCAGCCGCAGCTTTTTCTTCGGGGGTAGTTGCAGCTTTTAAATCGTCATTTGCTTTTGTAAGTTCTTGTTGTGCCGCATCAAGTTCAACGGTACGAAGAACCAATCCAGCTTGATTATACTTTTTTCTTGCAGAATTTATTTTAGCTTCGTCTTCTTTCATTATACCCACAATCAATTTCTTTAATAACTTCTTTTGTTTTTCGGTTAATTTACCAGTAATTTTACCCAATTTATTGTTTAATATATTATGAACATTTGTATTGTAATTACCAAACAAATCGATAATAAAAGCCTTTTGTTGTTCTGGGGTTAATGTAGCATATTGAGATCTTAATTGACTTGCACTTCTAGCCGGTAACCCTAGTACTGTAAAATCTACAGTTGGTACTGTTATCAAGTATCCGTGTTTTATGGCTGGGTCTAATTTGGATTGATTTTTTGGCAATGGCTGTAAATAAGAAGGAGATCCATCTTTTTTTACAAAGTTTTTGAATCTTGGATCTTCAATCATATCCTTTTCACTAACTGCAAAAATAATAATATCACGTTCTATATTGATTGGTATTTGATTAGCTACACTTTTCAAGTTGTAGTTGTTTTTGACGTTTAGTATTTTGTTTGCCGGTATACCTGTGGTAATCATCATTTGCATTTTTTCATTGAAAGTAAATGGTGATTTTGGCAATTTTGTAACACCTGTGGTTGTTATGTATACATCATTACCACCAAATTTAGTGGTTAGGTAGTTGTATACACTTTTGTGACCTTTGTGAAAGGGATGAAATCTACCAGGATAAATTACGAATATTTTCTTGCCCATTTGCATATAGTAATAAATAGAAAACCCCACAAATAAATGTGGGGTTCTTTTTGATACAATAAATATTAATATTGGAGAATTGCGTAATCGTATGCTACAGATAAACTGATCATCTGAGCAGCACCGTCATCGCTCCAATCCATTTCTTGGAAATCAGCGCTTACGATAAATGAACCTACCAACTTCCATTCTTCTACTTTGTCACCTACTGGACCCAAGACGTTAATTGTTAGATCCTTCTTATAGAAGTCTTGGTAACCATCACGACCAGTAACTGATTCGTGGTGCAAACGTACCCATTCCATTACTGCTTGAGCACCGGATGGTACAATTGGATCATAAAGTTCCATACTGATTTCATCCCATACACTTTTACCCTTGTAGTAGGTTTTTACGTTAATATGGTCAAGTTCCTTCTTGGCTTGTGTTAGTTTAGGACGATTGACCTTTTTGATGATGAATGATGGAATACCATCAACATAAAGAATAAAACGATTCTTTACTTTTGGTTCGAATGCCGTAGCGAATATTTCACTTGGATTTAGTAGTTCTGCCATATTTTTACCTTATTGTTCTTGAATATAAATATTAAACGATTTAGTTTTATATAAAGTTTTTTATCATTTACTCAAATTTTTATCTGTAATATTTGTGATAGCATTTTTTAGTTGATTGACGTAACCTGTGGATCTTAAAAGTTTAAACACCAAATTTTCTGTACTATACTCGCCGCTCTTACTTAATCCAGCTTCTCTCATTTCATACAAACGTTTAACTAAACGCTTTAATTTATCTAAATTTTGTTCTTTTATAGCTGTGGAAATAAACGAAACATATTGTTTGTATTTCTTTGTAATAGCATCTTTATCAATCTGAATGTCTTCTATTTTTGGCTTTTTTACCCATTCATTTTTCATCAAACTATATACAGCTTGACTTCTATTGACCTCTTTAATATCTTGAATGTAAACTTCCACTGGATGATTGCCAATTCTAATGTTGTGGTTTTCATTCCATTTGCTTTTTAAGCCATCCACATAATTCTTAACCAGTTCTTCATTTGGATCAATTTTGGAAAAATCTACAACCAAATGTAAGTCAATATCACTTGTTGGTGTCCAATTATATCCGGCAGTACTACCAAGAAAGTATATATTTTCAAGAGGTACATTCAAATCAGTATCTTTGTAAAAAGTATTTGCAATAGTTAATAACTTGTTTAATACATCAGGTTTAATAGCATTTTCAGTAGCCCATATCTCAGGATTTAAAATGCTATTATAAATTCTATGAGATTCTTTGATACCCAACATTTCTTTTAGTTTATTAATTGTATCTATTGCGCTTTTATGCAATATTGCTTTACCACCAGCTTTGATAAAATCATTTACATTATCTTCACGGTCATCTATCAAAATACTATCAGGAGTTGCAAACTTTGCTTTTAAATTTCTATGCGGTACCAAATTAGCTTTAATATCAATATTGTTATTGGCTAACCACTGCTTTTTACCAACATATGCCAAATTGGTAGGCGCATGACTCAATATCTCTACAGGCAAATTTGATACAAAATTATAAAGCAATCTGCCATCTTTCATCCAAGGCATACTAGAATAGTATTCAGGACAATTCTTATCTACAAACTTAAATCTATTCTTTTTACCGTGTTCAGCATCATAAGTTTCAACAGGTACACCACCACTATATCGCTTGAATTGCAATTCCCAATCACTTATCACACCATCCATATCCAAATATATTTTATGTTTATTAGTAATCATTTATAATAAATAGTAGCATATTATGCGCTTACAGTTAATTTAACTATCAATATTTTAGTATTATTATTTAATAATTAACTTAACCATTTAGTTAACTAAGCGCTAGCTTTAGCTTATACTTTATATAAAAGCAAAAGTCAAGTGTTATATTAAATTTAATTTGAAAATAATACTCTAACATAATCGCAATCGTATAATACGTTATCAGAACCAGGCGTAGAAATTCTACAACTACCAGCTAATTGTGCTGTAGGTCTTCTTGGTACTGCAATAAACATATTATTTATAGATTGACCGGGATTTTCATATTGATAAGTTGCTGTACCAGCTACCACATAATTTGCATTAGAAAATGCAGTGGTAAAGTTAATTGTATAATCGCCGGTACCATTATCAGTTATGGATGATACGTTATTAGACGCGTTAGATGATGGTGTGCCTGTTCCATTAAAGTGAATCCATGCTTTTATATTTGTGACACCGCTAGTACCACTGGTACCAGTAATACCACTAGACCCAGCATTACCATTTGCGCCACTAGTGCCACTGGTACCTGGATTACCATTTGCGCCACTGGTGCCACTCGTTCCATTGGTACCACTGCTACCCGCACCACCTGGACTGCCATTTGCGCCACTGGTGCCACTTGTTCCATTAGCACCACCGGTAGATTTGTATACAACGCCGGTTGTATTATCAACTGTTAGAAAATATCCAGTTGCGTTACTTGTCAATCCTTCCAATTTAAGTGGTAAATTTGTAGAAGATCCACTTATATGCAATTTATTAACAGGACTCGTTGTGCCTATACCAACATTACCACCATTTTTTAGAGTTAATATTTCTACAGAACCACCATCAACAAAACCGAGTCTATCGATACTTGAGTTTTTATAGTAAAATATATTAAATTGATTCCAAGTACCAGAAGAATTTCCACTCTTCATTAGTATAGAACCCGTACCAAAACTACCTGCCAACCTACCATCTATTATGAATGAATCTTCAACTGTCAAAGATCCATTCATATATGTTGTGCTGTTTACGTAAAAAGTTCCGTTAACTTGAAGTGTATAATTAGGACTTGTTGTACCTATGCCAACACTGCCATTAGAAGCAATACGCATTCTTTCACTACCACCTGTTTTAAATGTTAGTGTATCAGCGGCTGCCCAATCCATACCAGTATTGGTATCTTGATTAAAAGCATAATATGGGTCATGATTACCATAAGCAACTGCTCCTGTAGTATCACCCGCATAAACTACACCCGCACTATTTATCAATAATATAGTGTTGGTACTACCAGCTCTAATTCTAAATGGATAGAAATTAGCTCCAACTGCAGCTGCATAATCATATCCAACACCAATTGCCCCACCACCAAAACTTGAATTTGTAGATCTTACAAACAAGAATGAACCAGACGTAGTATTTGTTCCTTCTGTTTGTATTTGTAAACCTGAATTTGTAATTATCGTACCAATACCAACACATCCACCTGGAATTATGGTTGGTATATATCCAACACTATTTTCGTATCCATATAGTTCTACTCTCTTATATGTACCACCATTAATTAGGAACTTACCAGAAATATAATTTACATCTCCTGTATTAATTGACATTCCATAATAATAGTTATCAGCTTTTAGAAAGTTATTGGCGGTTAATTGTAATGGAAATGCGTTGCCATATGGATATGAAACAAACATGAAGTTGCTTGTATTTATAGAACCAACCACATCCAATTTATAAGCAGGAGTACTTGTGCCTATACCCACATTACCATCTGTAGCTATACGCATTTTTTCATCAACTGCCGTTCTGAATACAACAGGATAACTACCAATTGAACCTACATACAAAGCTGATGCACTTGAATCAAATCCACCAATTCTTGAACCACCAACCATCGTTTCAATAACCGCCGAATTGGTGCCGTTAACTTGTAAAAATCTATAGTTTGATTGTGCAGTTGGTGATGTTGTACCAATACCCACATCGCCATCTCCTGTTATTACCATTCTAGTAACAACACTACCAAGTACATTTGTATCTGTAGTTTGTACACCAAATTCAAGTCTTGGATTTAAATATTGAGGATTGGCTTGAGTAGTATATAGTCTTATATAAGCACCGTAATCATCATTTGCATCTCTTTGTATAAACAATAAACCAGTAGAGTCACCAACACTAGTCATTGTTCCTCCAGATAATCTAATTGGATATACTGCACCGGCTCCTGTTGAAGAACCATTATTTATAGTTAATTTTTGTGATGGACTTGTTGTACCTATACCAACATTACCATCGGCTGCAATTCTGAATCGTTCGGATGAATTTGTGTAGATAGTAAAGAAATTACTAGCACCAACACCATATAAATAATGTTGATTTCCAGCACTTCCAATTTCAAAATTACCATTTGAATTTCTAATGCGTAAATATCTATCAGATGTATTATTTGCACCAATTGTTACGGATACTCCAGTTCCAGATGTATTTAATCCAACACCACCTGTCACATCCAATGAAAATACAGGACTTGTTGTACCTATACCAACATTACCTGCTCCTGTTACAACCAATGAAGTTGCGGATGTACCACCTACTTCAAAATAATCTGAAGTATCTACAACTTTTAGATCCCAATTTCTTACACCATTATCAGTTAATCTTAATGTAGAATTACCTGATGTGGCCAATACTCTAATTATTGGGCTAGACCCAGCTACTTCTAATAATTGACTTGGACTTGTTGTACCTATACCTACGTTACCGACTGATGTAATTCTAAATTTTTCTGTCAGTGTTGAATTATCTGATCCGCCTGTAAATGTTCCCACTATAAAAGCACCTGCAGCGGTACCTCCATTTTCATTTAATGCTCTTAAAACCACGCTTGGTCTAGAAGTTCCTGATCCGCCAAATGTATTTGCTCCTGAACCGGCGCCACTCCATAATTGAAATGCAATTTCTGCGTAGTCATTTGTTGTAGATGTTTTATTTAATTTTAAATTTAAAGTTTGTGGACTTGTTGTTGATTGTATATCCGTTAAATAATTAGGACTTGTTGTACCTATACCAACATTACCACCATTTTCTATAGTAAAGATATCAGCCGCATCAGTATTATTAGTAATTCTTAAACTATTAGAATTTGAACCCAGTTTAATATAAGAATTGGATGCACCACTTGAATATCTACCAATTTCTAATTTTGCATTATTATCATCTAATATACGAATACCGCCTGCTACACTTAACTTTCCATAAGTTCCCGTAGGACTTGTTGTACCTATACCAACATTACCATTGTTGTCAATACGAACTCTTTCACTACCAACTGTAACAAACTTTATAGTATTTGTTAATCCACCTGAACCAGTTGATCCAAACACTTGCATTGCCGCACTATTATCACTTGGACCATATGTTGCTGCGGTTAATACTGAAAAATAATTAGAACTATACACAGAACCAACTACATCCAATTTATAAACAGGACTTGTTGTGCCTATACCAACCGATCCTTGTACATACAATCTAGAAGCAGTTAAACTGCCACTGAAACCACTAGCTTTAATAAAAGTTGTAGCTATAATTGATCCTGTAATTCGAGCACCTTGTAATATTGCCATATAATATAATTATTTATTTATCAATCGATTTATTGTTATTTGTTGTTCATCAACTATCTGCTTCAATTCTTTAACACCCTGTATCAATACAGCTGTCAATTTACTATAATTTATACCAGATATATTACCCAACTCATCATAACTAACAAATTCAGGATATATCTTCACAACCTCTTCAGCTATCAAACCAATACTAAATTCATTGTTGTTCTTATACCTAAATGTCACCGGATTCAATAACACAATCTTGTCCAATTGCGGCGGCAATAAAGGCATAATATCCGTTTTAGTATTTTCACTAGACGTTTCTATCAATGTAGTAGCACTAACAGTTCCAACAACTGTTAATGTAGTACCATCCACACTTAAAAAATTAACACTCTGTAACGTAGTAAGACCAGTAGTTTTTACCAAATAATTAGGCTGATCAGTAAAACTACCACCACTAATTCCACTGGTACCACTAGGAGCACTAATACCACTAGTGCCACTCGTACCACTGCTACCACTAGTTCCACTTATACCACTACTTCCACTACTAGCACTAGCACCTCCACCAGCACTTACACCACTTGTTCCACTTGTACCAACAGTACCACTACTACCACTCGTTCCGCTTGTGCCACTCGTACCACTGCTACCACTTGTTCCACTGGTTCCATTTCGACCACTTGTGCCACTGCTACCACTTGTTCCGCTCGTTCCACTTGTGCCACTTGTTCCGTTTGTTCCACTTGTTCCGTTTTGACCGCTACTACCACTTGTGCCGCTCGTTCCACTACTACCACTTGTACCACTACTACCACTTGTGGCACTATTACCGCTGCTACCACTATCACGACTAAATCCGCTTGTACCACTACTTCCACTTGTACCACTGGTTCCGCTTGTACCACTTGTACCACTGGTTCCATTTCGACCACTCGTACCACTTGTACCACTTGTACCACTGCTACCACTACTACCACTACTACCACTGGTTCCGCTTGTGCCACTAGTACCGCTTGTTCCGTTTTGACCGCTGCTACCACTTGTTCCACTTGTACCGCTACTACCACTTGTACCACTACTACCACTTGTGGCACTATTACCGCTGCTACCACTATCACGACTAAATCCGCTTGTACCACTGCTACCACTAGTACCACTTGTTCCGCTTGTTCCGCTTGTGCCACTTGTACCACTGGTTCCATTTCTACCACTGCTACCACTAATACCACTGCTACCACTGCTACCACTAGTTCCACTTGTTCCGCTAGTGCCACTCGTTCCATTTGTTCCGCTTGTTCCGTTTTGACCACTGCTACCACTTGTTCCACTTGTACCGCTACTACCACTTGTACCACTACTACCACTTGTGGCACTATTACCACTGCTACCACTATCACGACTAAATCCGCTTGTACCACTGCTACCACTAGTACCACTGGTACCACTTGTTCCGCTTGTTCCACTGGTGCCATTTGATCCGCTTATACCACTTGTACCACTAGTACCATTAGTACCACTGCTACCACTTGATCCACTTGTTCCACTTGTGCCACTAGTACCATTTGTACCATTTGACCCACTTATACCACTTGTTCCACTCGTTCCACTGGTACCATTTGATCCACTCGTACCACTAGTGCCACTGGTACCACTGCTCCCACTTGATCCACTTGTTCCGCTTGTGCCACTAGTACCATTTGACCCACTTGATCCACTTGTACCACTTGATCCACTTGACCCACTTGATCCACTTGACCCACTTGACCCACTTGATCCACTTGATCCACTTACACCAGACGATCCGCTACTACCACTAGTACCGCTTGTGCCACTAGTACCATTTGACCCACTTATACCACTTGTGCCACTTGATCCATTACTGCCGCTTGTTCCACTTGTTCCGCTTGTGCCACTAGTACCACTTGATCCGCTTGTACCACTTGTGCCACTGCTACCACTGGTACCATTAGATCCACTTGTACCGCTTGTGCCACTAGTACCATTTGTACCACTTGTACCGTTAGATCCACTTGATCCGCTAGTACCAGACGATCCGCTACTACCACTTGTACCGTTTGATCCGCTTATACCACTTGTGCCACTTGTACCACTGGTGCCGTTTGTTCCACTGCTACCACTTATACCAGACGATCCGCTACTACCACTTGTACCGTTGGATCCACTTGTGCCACTTGTACCGTTAGATCCGCTTGTACCGTTAGATCCGCTTGTACCACTTGATCCACTTGATCCGCTTGTGCCACTTGATCCACTTGATCCACTTGACCCACTGGTGCCGTTCGATCCGCTTGTACCACTTGTGCCACTTGATCCACTTGACCCACTTATACCAGACGATCCGCTACTACCACTAGTACCGCTTGTACCACTAGTACCACTAGTACCACTAGTACCACTTGTACCGTTAGATCCACTTGTGCCACTAGTACCACTGCTTCCACTTGTGCCACTGCTTCCATTTGATCCACTTGTACCACTACTACCACTTGTACCACTTGTACCACTACTGCCACTTGTACCGTTGGATCCACTTGTGCCACTAGTACCACTGCTTCCACTTGATCCACTTGATTCACTTACGCCACTGGTGCCGCTTGTTCCATTTGTACCACTGCTGCCACTTATACCAGAAGATCCACTACTACCACTTGTGCCACTTGTGCCATTAGATCCACTTGTACCGCTTGATCCATTTGACCCACTTGTACCGCTTGATCCACTTGACCCACTTGTACCATTTGATCCACTTGACCCACTTGTACCACTTGTGCCGCTTGTACCACTTGTGCCATTAGATCCACTTGTTCCACTAGTACCGCTTGTGCCATTAGATCCGCTCGTACCACTAGTACCACTAGTGCCGCTTGTGCCGCTTGTGCCATTTGATCCACTAGTACCACTTGATCCACTACTACCACTTGTACCGCTTGTGCCACTAGTACCGCTTGTACCACTTGTGCCACTAGTACCGCTTGTACCACTTGTGCCGTTTGATCCGCTTGTACCACTTGTGCCGTTTGATCCGCTTGT